ACTATTGATAATATCTATGTTGCAAGACATTGTGCGCCTTTCACCTTCACCAAAAAATGGTGCGACTTGATGAAGCAACCATATTGGAAATATCACAACCTTACCTACTTCTGGATGAGCATATGCAAAGGAAGGATGCTTAAATTTAGGTATATCATACATGCTATCTCCACCCCAAACGAATTGAGTTAGGCCATCTGTACTACCAGAATTGCCTTGTTGTACACCTATTTCACCTTTCATACTTTCTGCTATATCAGCTATTTGTGATGGGAGCTTTAGGAACGCAATCATCGATACGCCTCTTCCACTGACAGTTCCATGCTCATGCAAAGGATTATAATCTCCAGCATAACTATGTACTGACCAGATTTTCTTAACAACATACTCTTCTTCGGACCCAATAATTTCTTTAATACGATCTGACATTGGATGTTCAGCAGCATATTCTTTTGCACACTTAATGAAAAACTTACCTAACTGAGTAGGAATTTTATCGTTCAAATCAAATTCTAATTGCTTTGATTTTTTGTCTTGTTTTATTTGCCCTACTAATTGAGATGATAAATCTGGTAATCTGTCAGTGTTATCATCAATGTACTTATTAATAACATCTATTTCATCTAAACCTATGCCAGCAAACCCCAACTTTAATTGTGGTATAGTTTCAAATTGAACTATTTTATCCTCTATCAATTTTCATTATCCCTTATAAAAGTCCAATCTTTCTCTGTTAGCACCAGAAACATTACATTTAAAAACTACGCATGTTCTTAGTTCATAACATTCTCTTGAAACAGGTTGAGCTTGATGCGGCAAATATGCATCAAAAACTATTAATCGATTTCCTCTATAATTAACATGTTTATCTATTTTTAGATTTGCAAATTCTTTTTCATAATCAGGTGAACGAGAGGAATTTATAAGTTCTTCAAATATTGCTGTACCCCCACCCCATTCTGTTTTCCAATCCATTCGTGGATAATATATCATTGTAAAATCACCATCATCTACATGAATATGTGGTTCTAAACCATGCGTATGAGCATTGCAATAAATTCGTACATAATCCTTAATATTATATTTAGATTTAAAATTAAATTTATCCATTAACATATCAAATAAAGTATCAGCCCAGTAGTAATTTGCTAGTTCACATTCTTCTTTATTATGGCCACAGAGAACATGCCAGTGCTTATTTGGTTTACTAGGATCAGAAGGATGCTCATATTTCCATGATAGTTTTTTAACTTCATCATCAATCAATATAGCATTGTGTTCCTCTAAAACATCATCATATACATCAATCATTTAAATTTCGCCCTTGCCATAATCTCTGTGAAACAAGCCATCAAGTTAATTTCTTGGTCGGCAACAAACGCCGCTTTATATTGATACTCCCCCAAAACAACAACCACATGGGGTATACTACTCCCATCCACAAAATCGTAAAGATTATCATAGATGCGGCGGAACAAACGTACAGGATCATTATCAAGATTATTGACAACCCATTTACGAACATTAGTAAATTCCTTATTCTTCATAGAGTGCATCAGCTCTTTTATATTTACCTCGGCAATATCAACAAGCATACCAGCATCAATTGCACCCGACACAGAATACCTTTGAAGTTCATTCAATACTCTACGCCAGTCTGGAAAGTATTTATTGATTATCTCTGCAACAACCCTTTTGTCATGTTTTACATTCTGATCATTTAGGATTGTAATAACTCTGGCCATAAACTCTTTAGCAAGTTTTGGTTTCTCTGAATTGGGAATAGAGAAATCAATCACACTACAACGAGAATGTAATGGCGGTATCAACCGATTTTTATAATTGCATGTAAGAATGAAGCCACAATTCTTATGAAACTCTTCCATGAACCCACGCAAGGCTGGTTGAGTTGACTGTGGATTTAAATAATCTGCTTCATCAAGAATAATATACTTACGCCCACCATGAAGTGACACAGTGGATGCAAAGTTTTTAATTTTGGTTCGTAGGACATCAATACCAGATTCTTCCGAACCATTAATCATCATATAAGTTGAACCCAACTCATCTAACATAGCTTTTGCAGCAGTAGTTTTACCTACGCCTGAAGTTCCTGACAGAATTAGATTGGGCAGATTACCATCATTAACAAAATCAGTTAAGGTATTTTTCAGATTATTAGGAAGTACGCATGTTCCTATATCTTTGGGGCGATACAACTCTACCCACAAAAAGGTTTCCATTATATATTTTCCTTAAATCAAACACCATATTTAGATTCTGGTTCCAGAGCAATCCAATATTTAATATCTACAGTTTTGTTTACAAAATGACTAATGTTTTTGGAAGAAATTGATACATCATATGTACCAGACAAAAGTTTTAAATTTTCAACTTTAAACCAAAATTTATATGGCAAATTTTTTCCATCTTGATTATTGACATCAATATTAATCGCATAATCATTTGCCGTTGCATTTTTCTTATCAGTAACTTTCAATAAAGCAACACCACTATCCATTCCTTCAAGTACCATATCTGGAACACCAATAACAGCTGCAGCCTTTTGCACATTAGACAATAAATCATTTGCAAAAGAAAAACTAATCTCACACTCTGGCATTGTAATTTCTTTGGTTACTGTTGTAACTACGGATGGGTCAGAATACCAATATTTCGAAGCCGTACCAATTTCTGTCATTACAACAAAGTCATCATTGAAATCCAAATCAGGTTTTTCAAAAAGTGATAGTACGGCCAGAAATTCATTCAAATCATATATTGCAAATTCTGTTGGAAAGACTTCTTTCACTTCAGCCGATGCAACTATATTTTTCATTGCAGACATTGTAGAGATACTACTGCCCGATTTAATCACAAGGTTCTGATTGATTGTTGCAAAATTCTTCAATACAGATATCGTTTCATTACTAAGATTCATTATACTAATTCCCTCAAATCTACACCATTGGGAACTGGTTGTTTTAAGATATCATTAAAAACAACTTTCCACAATTGTTCAGAACCAATAGCACAAGGTTCTGCAAATGCTTTAAACATATATCTTAATTCTTCTATTTCATTACGCAACTCTTCTATTTCATTACGCAAGGCAATTTCAAGTTCACTCATTTTCATTTTTCTCCATTTCATTAATATAAAGTACTATGATACCATAATGTATCACCTTTAGCAAGTCCTTTCGGTCCTTACCATTCTTTTTTCCATACCGTTGTGCATACTTTAATATGTTCCCGATACAGAAACCTTCTCCATGGCCGCCATCTATGATGAACTCTGTAGCCTGAAATCTGTTCTTGCTATAGTGTTCATCATAGGTGGAGTCAATATATTTTGAGAGTTCTTCTAAGGCTTTATCTTCGTTGTATTTGTAATCAATCAAGAAGAAGCTTCCTTTTCAGCCTTAGCCTTTTCATAATTTTCTTTCTCACGAGCAGACAAATGTTTCATAAGTTCCTGCTCTGAATCATGAACATTCCAATTCATAGCCATAGATCGTCTTTCGCCATCACCAAAGAAAGGCATTACTTGATGCTTCAACCAATTAGGAAATACCAACATTGAACCAACAACAGGTTTAATAAAATCCTCAGTCTGGGCCCGTAATTGTAGAACATCTTTACGACTACTTTGTCCCCAAATCAAATGAGTAAATCCATCAACAGCACCACTAGCACCAGATAATGTCGTAGGAACATCATCAAGCACCTCAATACAATTGGGAACTTTCAACCAAAGAAAACCAGACAGACCAGCCATAGTTTGACATCCATGATCATGATAAGGATTATAATCCCCAGCATAAGCATGATTTGTCCAGCACTGGAAAGTTTCAGCTTTTGAATCTCTATCATATCCTTGCTTAAGATATGTAGTACCAATCTGATTAAATACAGTTTCTAATTGTTTGCCAACTTCATCGTCAAAAGGAAAATCTAATTGAGCAGACCTCTCATTATTTTTAAGTTGGCCAACAAGACCATCAGCAAAACTATTGTTTGCTGGAATAATAACCTTATCAATATGCTCATTAAGTTCAGCAATAATTGCAAGAGGAAATTCAATTCTACCAATAGCAAAGTTTTTAATAGGCCGAATGGCAAATTTTAATCCGTGATTATCTTCTTCAAATTTTTGATCATCATCCTGTTCTGACTCTGCAAGTGCAGCTACATTTTCTTGAGCAGTTTTTGCCTTTAGTTGATCTTCAGTAATAATATTTCCATCATCATCAAGTGTCTCAATCGTCAGTCCATGTGGACCAACCTGCTTTGCAACAGCACCGTCTTTCATAGCTTCTGGACTGTCAAATTCAAATATTTTCATTATAACTCCTTCATTCAATTTATACTTTATAATACAGGAAAAGGGAGCCAAAGTCAACTCCCTTT